AGCTACCAAAAGCAAAGTTACACTAGTAACAATAATAATAATGGTAGTGGAGGAACTGCTAAGATAATATCTACAAAAAAAGACGGATGTATTTTAGTAGTAGAGTTAGAAAACCAAAATCTTGTTAGAAAAGGTTATTGGGATAATCGTAGTAATGGGTGGAAACTTTTCCCTTATTACGATAGGACTAAGAAAAATCCTCAATTCAATCAACCAAGACAACCCAATCATAATAATGATATGGACGATCAGTTACCACAATCAGAAAAAGCGTGGTTACAAAAACCAAATACTGATTTTGACCCTAATCAATATGAAAGTGAGTTAGGGGAAAGTACATACGAGTAATGGTTAGTTCTAATATTGATGCTCTTACTTTCGATAGGTTACGTATAGAAAAACTTTTAGATGAAAAGTCTAAAGCATTTACTGAGGCC